ATGCTGGCGGTGAAGACAGTGCCTACAAAGGCATGAATCGCAATGTGCTGATGAGCTCTATTGCCAAGCAACTGGGACTCAAGGTCGGGGCCAATGGCATGATCAGTCGTGCCACAAATCAACTGGTGCCCAATGGCCTGGATCCTGACTATGTGGCACAGACACTGCTGGGCCCCACTGCCACAAGAAAGAATCTCAAAAATGTAGAAAGTATCTATGCTGCCTTGGCCTCAGATCAGCAACGAGATGCCAAGCTGGCAGATTTTCGAGAATACCTACGGCGCGAAGGTCTCAATGAGCCCATGCTGAGAGAAGACGATGTTGGGTTTCTGGGTCGACTGCGTGATAGAATTGTGAATCAAGGCATGTATGCGTTGATTGAGCATGAACAAAAACAACATCTAGCGGAAGCCAAAAATCCTCGCATACCTTATATCGAAGACCTGGTGTTTCAAAAAGGACTTGCAGGTGTTCGTGAAGCCTTGGACATTATCAAACAAACTGCTGAGAACACCAAGCAATATGCCACCATCAAGTGGGACGGTAGTCCAGCTGTGATCTTTGGGCGTAACGATGCCGGAGAATTTGTGCTCACAGACAAAGCCGGAGCCACTGCTGTGGGTTATGAAGGTCTGGCTCGTAGTCCTGAACAAATTGCCGCAATCATGGCTCAGCGTGATCAAACAGCAGCAGCCAAAGGTAACAAAGCTGATAGAGTTCAAAAGTTGTTGCCCATGTATCAAGAACTATGGCCTTACCTAGAAGCAGCCACACCCAAAAACTTTCGCGGATATTTCAAAGGAGACATGCTCTACAGTTCAACTGATCCTGTACAAGCAAACGCTGGCCTCTTGTTGTTCCAGCCCAACAAAATGGGCGGTATTCCATATAGAATTCCTGAAAACAGTCCGCTGGGACAAAAAATCAAAGACAGCAAAATTGGTCTAGCTATACACACCTACATGGATAATCCCACAGGCGTTGAACAGCCAGTCACAGATCCTGAATCCAAGTTAAAAAAAGTGCCTGGGCTCATGGTCACAGGTGCCACAGTAGACACTTTACAAAATCTCAAACTTGATAGAAAAATCATGAGCGAGTTGGCCAGTTATGCTCGTGGTGAAAATGCAAAGGCACTGCAAGGTCTTCTCAATCCTGCAGAACTGAGAGCATTACAGATCACAGACTTGCCAAGCTTGATGGAAGATTTTATCAACAGTCTTAAAGGCACAGACTATTCCAACGCAACCCCGCAGGCATTTGGCGAGTGGCTGAAGACCAAGGTCACCCCTCGCAAATATAACAACATTGTGGAATATCTACAGAGTCCTCGTAGCAATATCTTGGGCATGAGTGTTGCTTTTGCCATATGGAACAAGTTGCATGAATTAAAAATAGACCTACAGAAACAGCTGGATTTGCAACAGCCGGGACAGGAAGGCTGGGTGTTTAGCACCCCTGCAGGCCGTGCCAAGGTTGTGAGCAGAACCGCAGGCGGCTTTGCAGATCCTGCCCGTAAAGCCGCAGCTACGAAGTAATTTTTTGCCGTTTGGATAAATAAAAGTAGGCCCAATGAGGCCACTTACTTAGGAGATTTATTATGGCATTTTTCGCTCGCGCTAATGGTGATGCACAACCAGTATTTGCACTAGACACCCAGAACGGTCCTATTGCACCTTCAACATCCACAGCTGGTTCACCAGTTCAACCTCAAGGTCCAAAACTTGAGTTCTTCCGTTTCGTTGCTGCCAATACCATGGCTGCTCAACAAGGTGTAAATGGTTTTGTTTCTAACGCTCTACAAGCTATTCAGCAAACAACCACAGTTGCTATGTATCAAGTTGACGGCACCGCTCTAAGCGTTGCTGTTTACCCAGTTGGCGCATTTGCCAACACCACAGTTGCTTTGGCTGCTGCCAACGTGGCTGGTGTTGTTGGAACCAACCAGTTCAGCTCTTGCACCAACGCTGGCTTCAAGCTATCGACCTAATCAAATCATATTTGATGCAACAAACCCCGGAATTTCCGGGGTTTTTTGTTGGCGGTTAAATATCGTGCATCATGCAGATACAGTGCCGCACAATCTTTGACATCACAGAAACTGGAATCACAGGTCACTACAAGCCTCAGCGAGTTCCGTTTCTTGATCTTGCGGGTCACAATATTGTGGATCAATCCAGCTGGGACAGAGCTAGAAACCAACAAAGAAATTTGGAAACCATTGTTCAACTGCTGCAACTACGAACACAGATATTCGACGTTTCCACACCAGTAAACCACAACAATTATTGGAATTTTTCATTTGCAGTGGAGTTTGAAGGCATATATCAACAGGATCAAGATCCGTTTGGCATACTCAAACAAGACTGTGAAGGTGTTCCTATGTTGACAGGCCTGGATGAAAAATTTGTTACCAATTTATTTTTGACCTCAGACGGCAGTCAACAGAACATTTGGTTCGACGTTGTAACGGTAAATAACTGATCATGAGTGACACCACCGAAATTGAAAAAAAGAGCTTGGAAGCTCATGTTGAGTTATGTGCTCAGCGTTATAAATTCATAGAAGAAAAACTAGAAAACATGGAGGCAAAAATTGTCTCTGTTGCTGACACAGTGACCACAGTAAAAAACTGCATTGAAAAAATGTCCAACAAAAACAATGATCGTTTGCTGGCATGGGGAGTGGGCATCATTGGATTTTTGACAGCTGTTATCGGTTATCTACTAGTAACATATGTGTTCAAATGATTAGAGATCAAGATTTCGAGCGTTTGATTCGCGTGGAGTTTCGGGATATTTTGCCCAGCTTAATTTGGCAAAATGATCAAGGCGATTACGAAGCATTTGGTCGATATAGAATTGTTCCCCAGAAATTCGGATACAAAGTATTCATCAACGATCAAAGTCAGGGATTTTTTCACAGCACACGCACAGCCATAAGTTGGTGTGTGGCCGACAAATATCAACAATACAATTTGGCTCGGGATCTGTTGAATCTGGACAACATGTTGGAAAACATCAAAAACGACATATTTGTTCGTGCAGGCGTGGCCAACAAAAGCCGTGATCCGGTGTTGAAAGAAAACATAGAAATCAAACTAGAACTGAAAATTCTGCACAAAAAAGATATCGAAACTCAATTGAACAAATGTTTAAATTGGGCTAAATACCTACAGCAAAAAGGATTCGAAAATGAAACTGCAAGATCTGGCCACGCCACAACAATCAAAACAAACCGCTCGTGTGTTTGAAAGTTTTTTTGGTCAAAACATTAGATTTGATAATCTGAGTCGCAAGCAGACTCGCAACATGCTGAATCGCGTGCGCGGCCTAATACAAGAACAACGTCGCCAACCTGATTTTCATCGCAGCGAGAAAAATTCTGCTTACTTGAAGCTCATGGTCATGGAACAAGGACTGGCAGCCAGAATGCGTGAAACTGAAGTTTTGCGTGAAGCCAGCGAAGTTCAACAAGCTCAAGTTGTGCTGGCAGCACAAGACATGGTAGACAAGATGCAGAAGATGTTGGAAGAAATCACTGCCATGCAGTTCAAAGATCTTCCTGCACTGGTTGACTCTATCAAGAACGAAGTTGGCCAACAACAGGCCAACCAATTCAATGCTGATGCCACTGCTGCACTCAGCGGTCTGGTGCAAAATCTACAAGCTGGCAAACAGCAGATGGATGCTGCCCTGGGAGTTGTCACAGGCGAACCTGCTGCCATGGACACTGGCATGATGCCTGGAGCTGATGCTGGCGCTGTTGCAGATATGGATGCAGCAGGCGCAGATCTCGATGCCGCTGCCGCAGACCTTGACGCAGCCGCTGGTGCAGCAGGTGCCGAAGAACCTGCTGGCGCCGCTGCTGACCTGGGTCGTGAGCGCAGATAATGCTGATTCGTGAATTTGAAGACGGCACGGCCAACACTAGAAAATTAGCCGCCCTGGTTGATTTTCTTGCTGGTCGCGCCGAAGATCAAAACGCACGAAAAGAAATCAGCAAACAAGCATTTATCAATGCAGCTAAAAACATTGGCGTCAATATCAATGACCAGATGCTGGACGAGTTGGTGCTCAAAGAGCCGCTCAAAAACATACTGGAACCAGTTCAACCAAATTCGGATGTCATACGCTATCGCGGCAATCAAGAAGTCAACACTGCAATGTCAG